TATACAATCATTAAAAGATAGTTATGATGAGAAATTATTAAGAGCATACATAGATGGTGAATTTGTAAACTTAACACAAGGACAAACATATTATGCATTCAATAGAGAAAGACACGTTGGAAATTATACTTACCAAAAAGGATTACCGTTGCACATTGGATTCGATTTCAATGCCGACCCCTTATGTAGTGTGGTGTGTCAGCAACAATATGATGGTACAATACACGTCATCAAAGAAGTAGTATTATCACATCAAGGTGATGGCGATTTACCTACTGCTAGAATGTGCGAAACGATAAAGCAAATGTACCCAAATAATATTTATTTTGCATACCCTGATGCAACTGGTAGAGCAAGAAATAGTAGTGCAATGTATTCTGATATTACATTAATTAAAAAAAGTGGAATGATAGTTAAAGTTGCACATATAAATCCTAGAGTTATTAATAGAGTTAATTCAGTAAACAATCAGTTATCTAAAAATAAAATTAAAATAGATCAGGATTGTAATATGCTAATAAAAGATTTTGAGCAAGTAGTAAACAAAGAACATACTAGAGATATAGATAAAAGTAATCCAAACCTAACACATTGTAGTGATGCATTTGGTTATTTGTGTAATTGGCTATATCCTATCAATAAACCAGTAATAGGAGTACAAGATAGATGATACCAAATATGGCTGAACTAGCTGTTATGATTAGCAAGTTTGATTATAAACAGAAAGTTAAAAATCAATGGAAACAATCAAGATATGAGGCACTAGATTATTATAATGGTGTTACTAATGAATACACAGCAGAATACTTTAGTGATTCTACAATATCTAAAGTTGTTATGGGTAACATTAATATAACAAAAAGAATTATTGATAGAATATCATTGGTATATATGCAGCCACCGATCAGGAAATACACTAGAGAAGATGTTACTGATTTGTTTGTTGATAAAGATTTAAAATTACAAAGATTAGAACGTATGACTAATTTGCTTGATGCTGTACTACTAAAACCTTGTTGGAGAATAAAAGATGATGGTAGTGGCTGTATAGAGTATGATATTATTACTGACTATGAACCTATGTTTGATGAGGACCCTTTAAAACCAACAGCAATAGTTTATCCAATAACATCTAGAGCAAGTGTTATGGACACTACACCAGATATGTGGGTTTACTGGGATAAAGACCATACATTCTCATTTGATGAAACTGGTACTAAATATACAGCAGATGACAATCCCGATATGATTAATCCATATGGAGTGCTACCATTTATTGAATGTTTTAGAGAAGGTAAACCAGAATTTAGCTATTTAGATACTAATGCAAGTTTTGATTTAATATCTACTAATCTTGCAATTAATGTAGCAGAAACAAACAAGAATGCTAATGTTATGTTTCAATCATTTGGCTATCTGTTTATTAATGGTAATATTGATAGTGATGATTTACAAGTTGGACAAGATAAGATAAACTTTTTAGGGGTAGATGGTACAATGAATATTGTTTCTCCTCCAAATGCTATACCAGCACTAGATGAATCTATACAATCTTCATATAAGATGCTGAGTCAAAATTACCATTTACCCACATCTTTTGTTGAAGGCACAACTGCTGCATCAGGTGTAGCTTTAAAAATGAGAAACATTGAACTGACTGATGATAGAAAATCTGATATTATTAGATGGAGAGATTTAGAGTACAAGATATTTGATTTAGAAAGATTGATTATTGCAGTTGAATTAGGACAAGATGCTGGTGATTTAGAAGATGTTGATTTTAGTGAATCAGTAGAAGTATTATCAGATAAAGAACAACGTGAGAAGTGGGATTGGGAACTATCAAAAGGATTGATTGACTTAGCAGATATTATGATGCAAAAGAATCCTGATTTAACTAGAGAAGAAGCAGAAGATTATTTATTTGATAGACAAGCTGTGGAAATGGAAGATGCAGATGAAGAAGAAACACCAGCAAATACATTATTACAAGCACTAGCAAAACCAGTAGAATAATGGCTAGAAAAAAGAAAAGAAAAAGCACAGTAAATAAAGCTGGTAATTACACAAAACCCACAATGAGAAAAAGATTGTTTCAAAGCATTTTAAGAGGCAGTAAAGGTGGAAGGGCTGGACAATGGTCAGCTAGAAAAGCACAATTATTAGCTAGAATGTATAAATCTAAAGGTGGAGGTTATAAAAAATAATGGCTTTAAAAAAATCACAACGTTCACTACGAAAATGGACAAAAGAAAAATGGGATTATATTAGTAAATCTGATAAAAAAAAACCTAAATCCAAACGTGGTAGATATTTACCAAAATCAGTTAGAGCAAAATTAACACCTTCACAAAAAGCATATGAGAATAGAAAGAAACGTGCTGCAACTGCAAAAGGAAAACAACGTGCTAAATATTCTAAATCGACAGCAAAAAAAGTAAGGAGAAGGTAATGCCTAAAACAGATTATGTAAAAGGTGTAAGTATGAAAGGTTTAAACAAAAGACAAAAAAGTGCAATGAGAAGACACAAAACTCATCATACTGCAAAACATCTACGTTCTATGGTTAGGTCAATGAAAAGAGGTAAAACATTTACTCAATCACATAAAATTGCAATGAAAAAAGTTGGTGTGTAATGGCTGAATATCAAGGGAAAAAAGTAACACTAGACAAACCTAGTAGAATTACTAAAGGTGAGGCTGGATATGGTAGAAAGAAATTTAAAGTATATGTAAGATCAGGTGACAAAGTAAAGAAGGTTATGTTTGGCGACCCTAATTTATCTATAAAAAGACAAAGTGATGCTAAACGTAAATCATTTAGAGCAAGGCACAAATGCTCTACTGCTAAAGATAAGACAAAAGCAAGATACTGGAGTTGCAAGATGTGGGAAAAGAAAAAGAAAGTATCTGATATAGTATAATGCCTAATCAAGATAAAATAGATAATGTTACAGATGAAATTACTGAAATTATAGATAAAGCAAGAATAGAATTAGCACAAGATTTACTAAAACTTAAAAAAGAATTATCTGCTGATGAATTTATAAAAGTATTAAATGCTATGGACATTAAAAGCATTTTAAATACAAAAGTACAAAAGGCTAAAAATTTATTTATACAACATCATAGAGTAGTATTAGAAGAAACTATACCATTTGGAGATGTAAATGGCGATAAATGAAGAAATACTAGAATCATTTTTAAATAATAATATATCTATATTAGATGAAATTATTGGTACAGATGCTGCTGAACTAACTTCCTTACTTAATTCTGCTACAATATCAGGTATGAAAGCATCAGATATATTAAATGATATTGCTGCTGCATCATCACGTTCTACACAAGCAACATTACTAAATACAAGATTAAATACTATGTCTAGAGTTGCAACTAATACTATGATGAAAGATGCACCAGCAGATACTAAGTATGTTTATATAGGGCCAATAGATGAAAAGACAAGGGATATATGTTTACAAATGGCTAGTAAAGGGCCTATAACAGAAAAAGAAATTACATCAGCATTTGGTGAAAAAGTATTAGTAGATGGTGGTGGATATAATTGTAGACATAAATGGGAAATAGCATCTGATGAAGGGATTAAACTATTTGAAGGTGAACAAGCACAGCAAGTATTATCAAGACAAACATTAGCAAGTGTTAATTGGAAACCATCAATGTCAGAAATAATTGCTAAAAAATTTGTAAAAAATAGTTCTGTTAAAAAAACTATATACCACGCAACAAGTGCAGAAAATGCAACTAATATTGCAAGAGAAGGCTTTAATTTAAAAAGAAGAACAACAACTGGTAGAATATATGGTGAAGGTGTTTATTTCACTGATAATGTAAGAGATGCTAATTTATTTGCAGCACAATATGTAGGTCAGCAATCACAAGTAATGGCTATAAAAATAAATGTTGATAAAATGTTTAAATTTCCATCAGGCATAATGGATGGTGCAGCATTAAAAAATAAAATTAATGACACAATAACTGAAAATATACCTTTTACAAAAAAAATGACTAAATATTTTAAAGATTTAGGTTATGAGGGATTGATTATACCACAAAAAAATGATATTAACTGGTATGTAGTTTTTGATGAAAAAAATATAACAACAATAGGTGGTTAATATGGCTAATGAAATATCTTGTTTAGATTGTAAACATTTTAATCTAGGTGAATGGGGAACTTGCAAAGCATATAAAAATGGAATACCTTTTGAAATAGTATCAGGAGAATTATCACATATAGAAAAATTACCAAACGATAATGGAATACAATTTGAACCAATAGAGGACACAGATGCTTGATGCTAAATTCTTCAGAAAGATAGGTCCTAGAGTTAGGGATAGATATAGAAATCATATATTTAAAAATGCATTAGATGTTTTTGGTAAAAAGTTTAAAGGTTATAAAGAACCATACAAAACTAAGAAAAGGTCAGGAAAATTAAAAAGACAAGCAACACAATATGCAAATACAACAGCACCAGTTTTAACTTCTGATTTATTAAGGGATTATAGTTTAATCCAAACAAGAGCAAATGGATTTCAAATAGGCTGGACTACATTGGGTGCTAGAGTTGAATGGTTAAAGAAAATGGGTAGAGTTTTAACAACATCAGCAAAAGCATTACCTGATTCAGTTGCAATATATTTACAAGAACAAGTTAAAATAGAAATTGATAAAAAATTAGGTGGAAATACTACCACAGTTCATAAGATAAAAAAATAAATCTTTTATATAAATTAAAACAAATTATATTACTTATAAGATTTTTCAACAAATATCCACTTAAGGAGTAAAAATGTCAGAAGAAAAAACAGAAGTTCAAACGAACAGTAATGACAATACTGCAAAAAATCCTAGCACAGAAGCTGGTAATAAAAATGTACCATATGATAGATTTCAAGAAGTTGTAGCATCAAAGAATGAAATGGCTACACAGATTGGAAAGCTACAAGCACAATTAGACAAGATGAATGCTGATAGTAAATCTAAAGCTGAGGCTAAAATGATTGAAGATGGGAAATTGAAAGAGGCATTGGACTTGGTAACTAAGGAAAGAGAAGCGTTTAAAAAACAAGCTGACCAATGGACACAATTTCAAGCTGATAAACGTGAATCTTTGATGTCTAAGCTAACCAATGATGATGATAAATCTATTGCAGAAGGTTTGAGCGATTTGAATAAATTAGAAACTTATGTAAACAAAGTAGTGAATGTTAATGCACCATCTACATCACAAGCTAGAGCCACAACTGGTAAAGCTGGTGATATGGGAGGTTATTCATCTTGGGAAGAATTTGCTATGAAAGACCCTAAAGGTGCAGAAAAAGCAATAGCAGAAAGCACTACTGGTTTTATAAAATAATTAAACGTACTCAAAATGAAGGCTAACAAGCAGTTGAAAGAGTACAAAATCTTTTAGGAGAAGATAATGGCTAATACAGACGTAGGTGTTGCAGCTGGTGGTTTAGGGAAAACCATAGCAGCAGCAATAGTACAATTTAATAAAGCAGCAGTTACACCTGATCTTGTTTCAATGGTAGCAGCTGTAAAAGGTTCAAACACAGTTCAATTTCCAATATATTCTAAATTGGGAGTATCTGATGTTACAAATGAAGCTACTGGAGATGAAGATACAGAAGTAGCAGCAACAAGCATTACAACAGCAGCTACTAACGTTGAGATTTTAAGAAATCACATCAATGCTAGAGTTACAGATTTAGCTGCACACGGTAATGCTGATGCACTAATGATTAATGCTGGTCAAGTTCTAGGTAATGCAGTAGCAGCTGAATTTGATGCAAACATATGTGCTTTATTTGATGGTTTTGCAACATCAAAAGGTACAGATGATGGTCTAAGATTTTTAGATATTATGGATGCAGTAGCTAGTTTAGAAGCTAATGATGCACCAAGACCATATGCAGCAGTATTACACCCACAACAAATGTATGGTTCATACGGTTTATCAAATGAATTAGGAACAATAACATCAGGAACTGGTAGCTTAGGTGCATTTGCACACGGTGGTGCTGCATCAGTAGGTGAGCAATTCTATGGTGCTGGTTTTGTTACAAGTATAGCTGGAATTAATTTCTTCACTTCACCACAAGTTATTGATGGTGATACTGGAAGAAAGAAAGGTGCTGTTTTTGCTAAAACTGCATTAGGTGCTGGTTACCTTGATTTTGGTGGTGGTAATTTCATTGAAATGAGAACTGAAAGAAATGAACTAGGTGCATCTACTAATTTAGTTGCAAATGGTTACTGGGCAGTCTCAGAACTTGTGGACTTACACGGTGTAGAAATGCATACAGAAATATCTTAATAATAGATTAAGGTTAGTACGATTAGGGGAGAGTAGTCGGATTATTCTCCCCTGATCTAAAATAAATATGTCAAGCAAAAAAAATATAATAAGAAAATCACAGCCTAAAAAAGATATAGGCAATTTAAACAATAAAGAATTTGGTGTACAATTAGACCCTAACAATGATTTGTGTTTAGCAGAAGATTCTGAGAAAGGACAACAAGCATATTATAAAGGTTCTAAAATGAAGTATTTAGATTATATAGGAGAAGTTGGTCATAGAATTGATCAGGGCAAAAAAGGAAAAGGAATCACAAATTTAGGTTCATTTTCTGGATTTGGTAAAGGAACTTTAAAAAAACCATACAAGGAGTAGTGATGGCTAAAAAAGAAGTAAAGAAAGAAGTTAAAAAAGAAGTAAAGAAAGAAGTTAAAAAAGTAGTTAAATATAAAATTACAAAACCAAATGGTAAAGTAATATATAGAGATGACTTAGGCGATTATGTAAAAGTTTATGAATCTAAAGGCTGTAAAGTTGAGGAGGCTGCATAATGGGATCAGGAAGAAGTGATTATAAAATAATTAGAGTATCACCAACTTTAGATACAAATGCATATGCAGAAGATGATGTTTTATTTACTGCAACAGAAATTACTGATGCAGTTATTGGACTAGGTGGCTGTTCTAAATTAGTTGCAATGTATATGATTGATAAATCCCAAACTGATTCTGATATTGATTTTTATTTTTCAGAAGGCAATACAGCACTAGGAACAATAAATGCAACTGCAAACATTACAGATGCTAATCTAGTAAGTAACAATATTTGTGGTGTTGCAAGATTAGATGCTAACACAGCAACAGTAGGAGATGGATTAGATAATGCTAGAATATTTCAAGTTATGCCTTTAAGTGGTACTGCTGAAGATTCAAATCCAACTATGCTACTACAAGCTGCATCTGATAGTAATTCTGTATTTGTTCAAGGTATATTAACATCTGCAACTACACCAACATATGCTAATGGTGATATACAACTGATATTGCATTTAGAACTCAGATAATGACTTGGATAGATAAAGCAATAGAGAGTATTGCACAACACGAAGGATTCAGCAGTACAGTATATAAATGCACAGCTGGATATGATACCATTGGATATGGTAAACGTGTTAAATATTTACAAGTTACTAAAGAACAAAGCAAGGAATGGCTAAAGGAAGATGTAGAAAATCTTAAATACATCTTAGCTAATAAGTATGAATGGTATACATCTGCACCTGATCAGGTAAAAGCAGTAGTGTTGGAAATGGTATATCAGCTTGGCTTACATTCATTTAGT